CCCCGCCATTGGCGACCAAACCATTTGAATGGGAGATGAAATTATGGAAATATCTGAGGAGCAAAATCTGGATAGAACCAGATGGGATGGCGTAGACAAGTTGGCAAATAATTTGCGCCAGAGGAATCAAGGTGATCAGCCCACATTGTTCAATACGCTTTTAGCGGCTCTCACAGAGCCAAGGAAGGGTCTCATAGGATACAAGGGCGGTAAATATGCCGAAGCGATGAGGCGCAATATGCAGTCTCAAATCGCCACATCTCAAAAGTTTGTTGTTAGTAACAGTCTGGTTGAACACGCTGTACTGGCCTCACTTGCTAGGCCAAAGCATCTGCTTGAGATGCTACAACGTGGCATCCCGCCATTTAACAATATGTGGATTGAGTGGGATGAGAATTTTCGCAGGGATATTGTAATCCGCGAAATGGACAAGCTAGGAATTGATGCGCGGAGCGATGAAAAGGCCAATCGTGTTGGTTATCATATCCAGATGATCGATGATAAGTGTATGTACAGCAATTATTTCGATGTGCATGGTGAAGATAAATTAAACGCGCCACCTTTGGCGTTTCATCTATCTAATGATGGAATCATATCGAACGATGACCCAAACCAAGACCATCATGCCTTTATGAGAGATATCAGCATCACAGGTACAGCACTGATGGGCGAATGGTATAGGGACAAGTATTTGGATGAGAATCACGCAAAATATGCAGATAAAAAAATTCCCTTGTCTGTCGATGATACAGCTTTAGGAATTATGCTTGGCTCTTTTGCACAGATGCAAAGTGCGGCTATTCATTGGCTGGTTCCACAACAAATGTTTGCAGAGGGGTGGACACATCAAGAGATGGCAGAATTGAAAGCCAGATCATTAGCGTCACAGGCTGGCGATGGGCGGTTTATTATCGCGCTTTTAGGTCTGCTCAATTATGATCTTATTGTGCATGAGGCGACAACACCACCCAAAAAGATTGACCATAAACGCTTTGGTCGGGTGGTTCCTAAGAATGAATATAAAGTTGTAAAGATTGAGCTTCCGAAACCGCGTGGCAAGCGCATCTATGAACAGATGTTTACTGGGCATGGTAGCCCAAAGAAGGAGCATTGGCGGCGTGGACATTGGCGCACACTAAAAGATCAGTTTGGCAGGATCAAAAAGCGTGTTTGGATCGGTGAGATGAAAGTGGGCAACCCAGCTTTGGGAACAATTATCCACGATTATCACCTCAAGGGTAAAGGTGATCCAGAACCAATCATATAACTCTGTGGTTTGGTCATTACAGAGTGAGGGCGGTAGGCTAACGCTTGCCGCTCTCTTTGTGTTCAGGGCAATACCAAGTGTGACCGTGATCGAAGCTGTAGCAAGCTAGATGTGAGCCGCATATTTTGCACTCATGATTCTGATGCACTTTTGCGGTTGGTTTCTCGAATCTTTGAGGTGTGCGCTTCCTAGATTTCCAGCGGTTCATTGAGAGCCAGATTCCTTTGCTCTTGTGAACGCTGTGGCTCCCATAAACGCCGCTACAATGCCCATGTTCGCCACAACGTAGGTGGAAAGCAATGCAGTGACCATTGGCACTCTGGCGTCGTCTATGAGCGGGGAAACCACCAGTGCGATACTGATTGCGCTTGCGATGACACTGACCCAACAAATCAGCCTTTGCTGATCTTGTAGCTTATCATTATTCTCAATGCGTATCATACGCTCATGGCGGTCTAGTTCTGAGTTTGTAATCTCGCCATCACCATCTAAGTCTGCTGGATTTAATACGCTATCTGCCGCTAATTTTTTCGCCATGTTACCCCCTTGCCGCTAACCATGCGATTCCAATTGCCGCTACAACTAAAATAGCAACACCAAATCCAAGCATGATCATTTCTTGTAATTGTTCAATCTCTTTTTGCCTTTGCCGTTTTGCCTCAAGCGCGGCTTGTTTCGCCTCTTGGATACGCTTATTTCTCTCTTGAAGGATGCCAGCCCAAGTCCCATGACCAAATCTCAGGTCTACTAAGGTTCTGATTTCATTGAGCTTTTCCTGGGCCAAGCGTGCATCTATGACCTCTTTCGCTACATTTTCGACACCAAATTGGTCCGACAGGCTTGTGCCAGATTTTTTGTTTCGGGCTTTGTTACATTCTTCAGTGCCACGCAACAGGTCATCGATAGACCCCGCAATCGTGCGAATATCAGATGCGGTTTCGATATTTGATTTGATAAAATCAACACTCTTTTGAACGAGTGCGATTCCTGTGAGTATTTCTGCAACGACCATTGGACTACCTTTTCGATAGCCCTACTGGACTGATTTATGTCAGATGACGTTGTGTAATATATCAATAAATCTCTGTAATTTCTATGGGCGGCTCATAAGTCTCCAGAATCTTTTTCTTAATTTTATAAACTGGAGTCCGTGTTGCTTTAGATTTGACATCTTCAATCACCTGTTTGCCAGACAGGTCATATTGGAAATCTGCAACGTAGTGACCGATCTTAACACCGTTGACCATCAGAGGTATTCGCGGTTGCAGTCTAAGGTTGTCAATCCGCCCCTGTGATTCGAGCAAAGATAAAATCTTGTAACGCTCTGCCTCTTTTTTCGAAGCAAAGGTGATGCCGTCAATCACAGTTTTAATCGCGCCATATTTATTTCTACGCATTCAATTACCGCAAGATGTTGGGGATAACTGCATTATACCAAAATAATGGGTTGCCTGTAATTGATTTTGTGATTATAAACCAATATGTATCTATGTGTAACAAGAGGCGACCATGAACCGTTTTGAAAAGCATGGAGTTATGCACCTGTCTGCATCAACTCTTAATCTGTGGGTATCGCAACCCGCCAGATGTCTAATGAAGATAGCGGATAAATTAGACGGCAGTGTCGGCGCATCAGCTTGGCGCGGCACAGCGGTTGATAAAGTTGTGACCCGAAAATTACAAAATCCTGAATTGAAACACGATGATTTGACCGCCGAAGCAGAGCGGCTATTTGATCTTGAATCTAAACAATCAAAATTTGAACAGCCAGAGGCCAAGCTGAAAAAAGAGCGGGGTGATTTGGGGGCGTTTATCAAATCAGCAACAGATTATTATGAGGGGTTGGGTGAGCCGTATGAGTCCGCCCAAGGCAAGGTAACGACCATGTTACCTGATGTGCCAGTGCCATTTATAGGATATTACGATTTGCGGCTGGGCGAGAAAGTCAGAGATATGAAAACAGGCAACGCCGTTAGTGCGTTGTCATATGCCCATGCGAGGCAGGGATCGATATATGGCTATGCTTTGAAGCGGGTTCCTGTAATTGATTACATATCTAAAAAGGGCGTGACTAGCTTTGAGATCACTGATGTTGATTATCATATCCGTCAGGTTCAGATCGCGGCTAAATCACTTGAAATAGCGTTATCATATAGCGATGACATACTGGAATGTTGTCAGCTTGTTTATCCAGATTTGGATCACTGGATGTGGTCTGACCAAGAGCGGGAAACCGCAAAATCAATATGGAAAATGGAAGGGGCGACCGATGAGTAAGGACGGAATAGTTTATAAGCATATTTGGGATACTTTCAGGGCGGTAGAATTTGCGCCTGATGATATCTCTGCAATAGAATCTAAGCCTGATCGGAATGGTGTGATTACCAAGTTGCATTATCTGAAATGGTCAGTTGCTTTACGGATTCTCACCGAAAATTTCCCTGATCATAAAATCGAGTTTGAGCGTTTCGATAGGGGCGGCAAAGTTTATGATGTGATGTATTACGCATCTGAGGGTTGCAGTGTGCATTGTACAATAACGATTGAAGGGGTCAGCCGTGATATGTGGCTGGCTGTGACTGACTACCGCCACAATGCTGTAACCAACCCAGACGCAAGGGATATCAGCGACTCTAAGATGCGGTGCATGGTCAAGTGTCTGGCGTTGTTTGGTCTTGGCATTGAAATTTATGAGGGCAAATATGTTGAGCCAGTGGGGGTGAATGATGAAAACAAAGCAAGTTAGCAAGCTCTGGAAAGGGCGATTTGTTTCGGTGCGGGACTATGAGGTGCAAGCCGCTATCAAGAAAGGCGGTTTGCGATTGTTTCATAATGAGCAAATCATGGAGCTATCAGTTGAAGAATTAAAGGCTCTGAAACCCACAGGTCAAAATCACCAATCAAAGTTTGGCGGGTCATATCAGCTAATTGATATCACTTGGAAACCGCTAACACATGACCCAAGACAGGAGAGTCTGATATGAATCAAAAGTACGAAAACACTGGCAATCTTTTCAATGCCGCAAATACTGATGTGGTTAGAAAAGGCAAGGTGGATATCGCTGGCAGTGAAGCTGAAATGCTGATCACCCGCACCAAAACCAAAGAGGGTAAGGAGATTTATGAGGCGTGGTTCAAGGCTGGTGGTCTGTTTGTAAATAATGAAATCACCGAAAAGCACGGCTACAATCTATCGGGTACAATCAAGCATATGTTCGATGAGATGATGTGCTGGTGTTACAAGAAAATGGATAAAAACAATAATCCATATCCCAGAGCCAGTTTTGCGCCAGCCAAGCCTAAAGAAAACAAGCCTGAAAATAATTCAACAGAAAAAAGGATGGATGATCTTGATGATGATATCCCATTTTGATCATGGCTAAACGCCCCAGAAATAAGCCAAAGCGGTATGCAAACAAAAAGCACATGGATTGGATTCATTCCTTTCCATGTTGCTTAACTGCCGCTGGGGATTGTCTGGGGTCTGTGCAAGCGCATCACTTGCTCAAACCGTGGGATGGTGTGAGGGGCATGGGCTTAAAAGCTAATGATAAAAACCTGATCCCATTGTGTCAGAGGCATCATATTATGTTGCACAAGCGAGGCAATGAGCTTGCGTTTTTTGAGGAGATGGCGGGGTTTGCCGATTTTGGAAAAGTCACCGCTCAACGATACTGGTCAAGGAGTCCGCACAACGATGAAATATGATTGGGAAGAGGGGATTGAAAAAATTTTTGATTTTGAGGATATCAACAACACGTTGGATGAGTTGACTGATCGTCATAGGCCAATAGATTTCAACCCAAGGGTAATAGGTATAATTATGGCTAACACATTCGATAACGAAGCCTGTTTGGTTGTAAATCCAGAGTTTGACCAAAAAAATGATCAGGCGGCGGCGGATTTATGGCTGGATGCTGGTAGTGATGTCGAGGCGCAACGTCAGAAGGCGATGGGTTATGATAACTGAAGAAGAGGTTGAAAAGGCCATAGATTATTTGCGTGATACCGCTACAGAAGCGGCACAGGCAAGGGCTGACAGGATTTATCTGGAAGAGTACCGAAAGAGCCTCAAAGCTATCATAATGAGCGAATTTGCGGGGCTTGCAATAGGCGCACAAGAACGGCAAGCCTATCGTGACCAGCGGTATGTAGACCATTTGGAAGCCTTGAAACAGGCTGTATTCGCAGATGAAAAAATACGATTTATGAGGGTTGCCGCCAGTGCAAAAATAGAGGCATGGCGGAGTCAATCGGCAAATCAAAGGGCTGTAACAATATAAAAAGGAGATTGCAATGGGATATCCAGCGAGTGTTTTAGATGCCAAGGATGGGGGCATACAGTTTGTTTCCAAACAATTATTGATGGATCATTTAGGTGTTGGGCCAGCGTCATGGAAAAAAATGGTTGAGGATGGCGTGATGCCAAAGCCAATCAAAATCCAGAATCTATGGAAATATGATGTGGATGAGTTTTTGGCGGCGGTCGAAAAGTTGCGGGAAACCAACAGGGCTGAATGATGGAAGCGAGGCTGTTAAGCGCAACAGAATCGTCTAAATATCTGTGTTTGAGCAAAACAACATTCTTGCGGATGGTAAAAGACAATCATTTGCCCCCGCCGATTCGCATCACAGAGCGGCGAATCGTGTGGGATAAACACGATCTGGACGGTTATATAGACCGCATCAAGACCGAAAAAGCCCCCAAATTCGGCTGAAAATGGGGGAGTCTGGGAGGATTCTCTATGAGAATGTCGATTATACCATGTTTTTGGTCGGCAAGTGTTGACATAGGCAAACAAAATAATTAGATTCCGATAGTGACCAAATCATTATTCGGAGTTTTATGAAATGAACCAGATGAAAACATTTACATTTGCTAACACAGAGCCATATTCGGGCGGCACGTTTACCAAAAACGATAAGCTGTATGGTTATCAAGAGTGCTACAAGTGCGAGGGGACAGGCATTTTGCCTTGGCACGCCCATATCGCGAAGGGCGTTTGCTTTGCGTGTGGTGGTGCTAAAAAACGCGGGGTGCGCTTATACAGTGAGCGTGAGAACGCCAGCCAACGCCGCCGCATTGCCAAGGTAAATGCCATTGAGGATGCACGCAGACACATTACCTGTGAGCTTGACAGTCTAAGCCGTATCAAAGGTGCGGTTCAAAAAGGTTTCCGTAACATCGAAAGACTCCGTGCTAAAGCCGCCAGCGGATATGTTGGTGAGGTTGGTCAGCGCATTGACATTGAGGCTACTGTGACTTTTGTCATGGGCTTTGATGGGTTTTACGGCACGACATACATCAACACGATGGTTGATGGTGACGGCAATGTGTTTGTCTACAAGGGCAAGCACCTTGCAAGCAAAGGCGATCAGGTCACTTTGAAGGCAACTGTCAAAGATCACAGTGTGTACAAGGGTACAAAGCAGACCGTGATCAACCGTCCAAAAATTTCAATTTAGTAAGAGAGGATCGATATGTTTAGTTTCAAAAATCCAAATACGCCCATAATACCTAGCGGCACTGTCGTTGATCATGGGGGCGTTAAATTCACGATCAATGCTAGGGTTTTAAAATATTTTTACAATGTCACGACTGATGATGGTCGTGATCTTGGCCTCATCTCAATGAACGGCAAAGGCAGTAGCTTCAACTGGAAAGCTGGCGTTGATGATGTTGAGGCTCTCATTAAAAGTTCAGTTTAGAAAGGTAGGCGACCAAATGACATCACCAATTCATATCAACGATCAGGGCGGCACACAGGCTTTTAGTGCCGCTCTTAAATCAATTTCTAATGATTACACACCAGCCAATGTTCAAGCTGTTGTGTGTGGTTTGACTGAGGATGAGTGCCGTATGCTACAGGCTCTTGTCTTTGAGATAGACAACAATCTGCATGATAGGGTGCGGGTATTCGACAAGGAGTTTTTGTATGACCCCAAATGAGTTGAGAAAAATGCGCCTGAGATCAGGAATGTCTCAGGAAGAGTTGGCGAGGCGGTTGGGCTACAACCACAGGTCAACAATTTCTCTGTTGGAATCAGGCAAGAGATATATCAACCCGCGTATGCGGGTGGGCATCGAAGCTGTTTTGAAAAAGGACTCTAAACATGATCAGTTGGCATAATTATCCAAAATGGTCACACAGAGGCTATCTGTATCTGCCAGAGGTAGATGAGGACTGTGAGGGCGTCAGAAAGGCCACACACCGATGTGTGAGCCGTGTAGACCCCACAGATGTGATGATTGATCAATCATTTACGCCGTATCGCTGGATGACTGAATCAGAGTTTCAAAAATTTGTAGAAAAAATGGGAAAGGTAAGAAGATGAAATATATCGTATTGGCGGCGACCTTGGTTGTGTCAGGATGTTCCTACACGCCTGTGGTGGATTTAAGGGCTTCAAAAAATGAGGCGCAGTTGTATCAGCGTGATCTGACGGAGTGCAAATCTTTAGCAAAAGAAATTGATTATTCGTTCACTAAGGCTTACGCGAATGGAGTCAATAACTGTCTAAAAGGCAGAGGCCATAGCGTACTCAACGACTATCAATCCTCTGGTAGCTTCTTGATATTCAGGTAGGAGATTAAGATGTATATCGCTGTTTATTATCAAAATGAGCCTGTTTTTGTTTGTCGGACATCACATCGGGAATCTGCAAAAGCTATATTAGATCACTGGCAGAAAAAATCTGAAGAGTTTGCAGATATCAAGATTGTAGAAATGCAATTTGATCCATTTGCTGGTGGCACATATCATTAGTTTTGGAGATGATAATGGCTATCCACCTATCCAAAACAATCAAACTTATCATTGTGGTCACAGCCTTATTTCTTGGAATGTTGCTTTTGGAATGGCTGATAATAAATGCCATACTTGGGTGTTATTCCTACCATGAAATATTGTGGTCTGATCACAGGCAATGTTTCACACTCAAACAGTTTGTAAGAGGTTAAAATGGCAAAAGCTATACCGCCTAAAAATCGTGAAGGTGAATTTTCTATCTTATCAGCATTTCAGATTTCACAAAAAGACTGTGCGGCGATGATAGAGCTACACAATAATTCACAGAATCCACACAAAAAAGGCAGGGTCATTAATGATGGCTCAAATGTTGTGAACTTAAAAACCCGCGATGTTGATGTCTGGGTGATCCATGAGAACAACACCAGCGTTGATGATTTGCTCCTACAGGCGGCAGTCGAGGCTAATAAAACCTACAATATGCAGATTACAGGGCTGATCGAAAGGCCGCAATTATTGAGATACACTGCCCCATCTCAAGGCTATGGGTGGCATCTGGACGTTGGCAGGGGTGACGCATCCACCCGCAAGATTAGCATTTCACTGATTCTAAATGACGATTACGAGGGCGGTGAGCTAGGATTCTTTGCAGAGGGCGAAAGTTTCATCAGGCCAGAGGCTGGGATGGCCGTGTGCTTCCCATCATTCATGCCGCATTGTGTAAAGCCAGTAACTAAGGGAGAGCGTTGGTCATTGGTTTGTTGGGTAGGCGGGGAG